GTTGGAGCTGTTGGTACATTTCCTACTACTTCATATTCATCAGGACAATCAATATATTTTAATGCTATTGATAATCCTATATCTAGTAATGTAAGTCCATAACCTTTATCTATATTATCATAATACCATTGAGATTCCTCACCTTTTTTAATCCAATAAGCTGATTCTTTTTCAAATTCTTCTTTTATAATTTTATAAACAGTGTTTAAAAATTTAGATTTATCTTCTTTATATGTGTTTATTATATCATCATACTGTTCAAAAAATTTCTTATATATTTCATTATTTGATAGAGCTTTTTTAAGTGCTTTAGCATTATCTGTATTGTTATCATTAAATGCTTGTGCTTTTGTGATACCTAAACCTGTAAGTATATTTAATTCCTCAGGACCTATTGCTACTAATAATACTGCTGGCCAATCATTATCATGCATCATGGTTAAACGGGATGTAAATATTAATGATCTTAACCCAGATGGTAATGTTTGTATATCAAATATACTTCTAGACTCAAACTTATTAGTACTGTTATTATTTTTGAAGTATTTAATTTTATCTTTTACTTTACCTAATGACTCTTCATCAGTATCTTCATCACGTATCCATCTATCAGTATATTGTAATTTAATTGTGTTTGATAAAATATAAGGATCTTTTTGGTAATTAAATACATTAAAAAAATTAGAACCATCTAAAGTTATTCTAGATTTAATTATATCAATTATTGGTTGATCAAATAATAAATCTTTAAGTTGTTGTTCAGTTTTAACTTTTTCGTTTTGATATTTAGGATCAATAATTCCTTTTTTTGGTTTAGTTGTTGCTTCTACTGATTTTTTTGTTTTATCAATTCTAGGTCGCCATAATTCTCTAAATGCTGTAAAATTTTTAGAGGCTTCTTGAAACTCATAATTTAATAAGCCTTCACCACCACAATTATTATTTACAGTAGGAGCTACTACTTGATCAGCACCTATACTTTGATCTAATGAATCAAAGTTTTTACTTGCTAAGTCACCTACAGCAATAGGATCACTACTGGCGTTAGTAATTATAATATTGCTTGAAAATTTATCTGTTTGTATGTTAGTACCCCTAATATTATCTTGATCATCAAGAAGTTCTTTTTGATCAGGAAGCATATTACCTACAATACCAATAAATTGGTCATTCATAATCATCCCACCTCCACCTTCATTTTGAAGGAGGATATCTTTAGGATTCATATCTATAGGATATATTTTTTCGTCTGCCATTATAATTTATTTTTATATGTCTTTAAGAATGTTACTGGTATGACAGAATGTCCTTCTTTTAGTTCTGTGGCTCTGTTTCCCATTTTAGGGCCATATAATCTTTGATTTGCTTCTATTAATGGGTAACTAGTATGCCAATTATTAGGGTTATACATCATAAATGCTCTTTGATCTGTTGTGTTTGGAATAGATCCACTTTTAGGCATTGATGGGTCCATTAGTCCTACAAAATTAAAATTACCTACTTCTGCCCAAGCGTTTAATCCTCCTCTTGACCATCCACTAAATGAAGAGAATGTAGCATTTGGATAGTCTTTTTTAACTGTATTCATAATACTCTCAGTTGAGTTCTCATAGTCGCTAAAAATAATATTTTTATTATTTGTTATTCCTGCTGCTTCAGCTAGTTTTTTAATTTGAGAGGCACCATTAGCTGAGCTTGGATAACCTCCAATTATAATAGCAAAACTATCATCTGATGCTAATGGTTTTGAGATGATTGTAGAATGGGTAGCGGTTGCGCCTGCGTTTGATGTTGTAGGTTTATTAGGTTTATTATGAGGAATACCTGTAGTTGCTTTTTTTAAATTTTTATTATTTACACTTACTTCTTTAGCTTTTGGAGGTGTGTTTTGATCAATTTTATTATTATTTGGGGCTTGCCAAACAGCAACTGGGGTTGGATCATAATAAAGAGTTTTAGATCCAACAGAATTAGATATTGATGCGTCAGTATCAGGGCCATCAAATATTCTAACTATATTATTTATTTCAGGTAATTTAACAAAATTACTTGTTAATGGTATTGCGGTACCTACTTTTGTAGAAGGTATATTACTTGTTATAGGGGAATATATAATTTCTTTAGTAGTAGTATTAATACTTCTAACAAGACCATATATAAACTGTGGAATAAAAGCGGCTCTAGAACTATTCATACTAGAAGCCATATCTAACACTCTGTTAGAGGTACTTATCCCTGTTCGTATAGTATTCTCTTTACCCATTATTTATTTTCAAGTTGCTTTACTTCAACATTATGTCCGATACTGCTAATTTCTTGGAATAATAATTCTTTATCACGGTCACTTAACATGCCATCATCAGCAGTTCCACCATTACTATTCATACCACGTTGAACAATACCCGCCATTTTAATTAAAGCGTCATCATTCTTAATTGCTAATTCCATATATTCCTTTAACAAAGGAACAAGCATCATCGCGTCACCTGGTTCCTGTATCATAGGCTTCAGTTGATCGATTAATGCTTTGATTTCCTTTTCCTTACGGTTGGCGTTTTTGTATATATCCTCGAGTAAGCTTGAAAAGGTTTTATCTTTGAATAAAACTTGATTAAAATCCATATTTACGTTTTATATAAATATGAGAGATGTGAAGAGTTAGATCGACATTGTAATACGTCCATGTTCATAGTATTCGTTATATTTCTTAACATATACTAGTTTTAAACGTTTGATAATCTTAGTTATCTGAGGTGTTGATGCCTCTGTCATTTCTTTTACGTATATGTATAAGGCTTTTTTATTAAAAATATCTAAGTTTTCGTTTTTACGGAATAACTCTAATATAGCGTCAGCAATGCGAGCATCGTTTTGCTTTGGGAATAAAATAAATAAATTGGCATCTACGTACTTAGTGAACTGTTGTAAGTAAGATGGTAATTGATCTATTTGAGGATCGTTATTGGTATTTGTAATATCAATTAAAATTGACTTATCCTCATCAACTGCCTCAACAGGTGCTTTATCTTTTAGCTTCTTGTAGTTAGCATTATTGTAGAGAATAAGGTACCTTTTTGCAATGGTACCAAAGTAACTAAACGCTTTACCCTTGTTTTGATTGTATAAGTGTAATTTCTCTAATAGAAAGGCCACCACTTCATGTTGGAGCTCAGGGATAGTATCCACTTCCGTATAATAAAACTTAAAAGTATGAATGATATTTTCAGCCAGCTTATGAAACGAATAATTAATTTTTTCATTGAATATCTTATTTCGAGTGTCTTGATCTTTACATTGTAAATACTCAATGATACCGTCCTCAGTTTCTTGAGTAAAATAAACATTGGCCTTTTTAGGTTTACGTTTACGGACAGTTCCTTTCTTCGTTAATAATACTTCTTGCTCTTCTGCCATGTTTAAACGTTCTTAAGGTAGTGGTTTAACGAATCTTGAATATTTTTTAAACTGTTAAAGAAAAATCCTATCTGATCATCTGATTTAAATGCTTCAGTTAATTCAACAGCGTTAAGTTGTCTATTTGATTCATCAACGATAGCGGCTACACTATCAATTATAATTTTTTGTTTAGTAGCAATTTGTTCTAGTCTAGCTACTTTATTATTTAAGTTCCAAATGATGTAACCAATTACAGTGGCTACCCATAGTGCGATTGCAATAATTCCTACTATCATATATTTTTCATTAGCTCGGCTAAAGCAGGATTAGACATAGATTTTAATGCTTTTTGCTTTACAGCCGAATTGTTTTTATTTAATTTAAAGTTACTTTCTTTCTTAGGTGTTTCTTGTTTTGGGCCTAACAACTTAGGTAACCATTCCTTTTCAAACTCAATTCTAGCTGCCATTAAATCCGCCTGATGTAAAACATATACAAGTGAAGTACGAGGCTTAGTTTCAGGTGTAAAACCCATTAAGTAAGCCTTATTTGATTCATCATATAGTCCATCATGAGTTCTGATAGCTATCATTTCGTTTTTAGTAGGTACAATACCATTACTAAGTAACAAATGTAAACCACGATCAGGAACAGTCATATATTCTAAACGATCATTAAACATATAAGTTTCGTTTAGTTTATCTCGTCTCCATTGGTCTGTCTGTTCAATATACGCTGCGTTCTGTTCATCTCCAAATTTGCCTAAGTCATGATTGATAGCTGAGAATACTAGTTCCTCAGTTGTATAAGTGTCTATCATTCCAAACTCATGCCATACAGTGCTGAATGTTAAGGCAGCAGCTACTACTCTATTTACGTGGTCGACATAACCACCTGGGAAACAGTTATGATACTGAGATTTATGAGACGCGGGCATCATAACGAAGCGTTCCTCGTGTCTGGTATAAAACTCAAGTAATAGTTGTTTACGTGGTTCTGAGATATATAGTTCTATATTAGATAGAAATTTATCCCAATTGTCTTTGATTTGTTCTGGTGTTAGCATAACTTTTATTGTTTTGTTTTAGTCTTGTTCTGAGTTGATTAATGTTCTAATCTCTTCAACTTTATTCTTTAGCTCACTAAGCATATCCTTAGCTAGTACAATAGTGAAGTTTGGATCTGAGAATTGTGCTCCGAATCCGATTAACATGTTATCTAATTGATCTAATTTTCTTTCAATTGGTTGTTTATATCTCATTTTATATATTTTTTAATCATTGATACCAATTCAGGTATTGTATCGAATGTACGTAGTTTATCTGTGGTAGCCAACTCTGTCTCACCCAGTATAACAATTGTGTCCTGTTTAGTCTCAATGAACACTATTGGGTACCTATTAGTTTTATATTCCTGTTCAACCTTATCAGAGAAGTCATTAAATTTGTTAGCATCAATGTCGACATAGGCTATTCCGCAACTGTCTAATTCACTTTTCAACCAAATGCAATAATCACAGTCACTTAACGTTAATACTCTAACTCCTACTTCTCCATTCATTCCTCTATTACTCATTCTAATTAATTTAGTGCTATAAAAAAATATGGAAAAAATCCTGGGATTCCAAACTCCTAGTCGAGGTCATCCAAACTTTTCCATCGGCCTTTACCGGGGATTTAACGGGGTAAATGCTGTTATATAAATATATATGAACCATAGGAGATAGCCGTTTAAAGTGGGGTTAAGTCGGTATTAATAACAAACTCCCAACCCATATTGCAGGGTCAGGAGTTATAGTAAAAGCAACGAACCTGTATTATTTAGTTATATATTTCACTAATTCTTTATTTAACATCATTAACTTAAACTTATTCGGATTACTATTATAAATTGACTTAACCATATTATAACAAATATCTGTTGCGAATATTTTCTCGGTAACAATTTTACTGATACGTTCAATTAATGGTTTCTCAACTGCATTATCCTTAGAATAGAACTCTAAATGGTTAGCGATCCTTGTTCCTAATGTAGCGGCGATATCTGCTCTATAGGCTTTATCTTTACCAACTAATCCTTTTAAGGTATTCATTACATACTGTTCATCTTGAGTCATGATGTTTTCTGGTGAAATCATCTTATCCAATTTATTGTTAATGAACATTGTAAACAAAGTACTAAACTCACTACCAACACTACCTTCTCCAATCATTTGAATTAATGGTAATGAATCTTCAAACGATTTAAGTGAACTAATACTATTAAAGAACATACTAACACTTCTACTGTTAACTTCTTTAGTAACTAATTCTGGATGCATTAACATAAAGTTAATACAACGACCATCTAACTTAGCTTGTTCAGCCCACTTACCCCAACATTTAAGATCAAACTTTAAATTAACACTAATGAACCTTGTTTTTTGAGCGTTGTCAATACTGTTAACTAAATAGTCTCCATTATCAGGATTAGCAGTTAAAATGATATGCCAATCTTTAGGTAACTTCCAACTAATATATTGTTGACGGTCAATTAACTCCATTACAGCTTGAATGAATCTCATATCAGCTCTATTCCAGTCATCCAATAATAGAATACCACCATTTGTTTTACCACTAATCCATTCAGGTGGACAGTAACTCATACGATTCAAACCTGTAGCTTCATAACCTTTCTTACGATAGTCCTCAACTGAATTTTCATCTACCCATTCAGATAATTTTTTATCTTTCATTTCAAATTGACGAATTGGAAAACCTACTAAGTCACCTATTTCCTCAATTTGAGCTAAGTTTAACTTAACGAAATTTAAACCTAATTCGTCTGCTAATTGGACGATAGAAGATGTTTTACCAATACCACTATCACCTATTACTTCGGTTGATACCATTGGTTTATTGTTTTCTTGTAGATAACGGTTGTTATCAATAATGTGTTTCAAAAAGTCCTTTAATTCATGGACATTTAATGATACAGTCGCGTTCGTTTTTTTACTTGTTTTTGCCATTTTCTTTTACTTTTTTAATTATACTTAAATTTATACTATTAATTAAGGTCATTCTATTCCTTTATCATCAAGATCATTCATGGCCAACCATACTTTCATTTTTAAATTATGATTTTTCTCCATGCTGCTAAAATTTTTATTTTCACTAAGAGTCGTGTACAATTTCTCTTTATATTGTTGGTTCTGTCTATCCCATGGGTCACTATTCTCTAAAATTGAAATAGCCATAATTACATCATCTTCACATGATGATTGTATCATTATAGTTAATTCATCAAATAAATCTTTATCTATGATTAGTTTATCTTCTTCCATTATGGATTAAATTTTAAATTTCCCCATGGGTGAGCTAATGGAACATAATTCACAGATTCAGAACTTGATTCATCATCAACATATAAACTCTTTTCTCTAAATGATGGAGCATCAATATTTTTATCTTCAAAATGAAAACGAACACGCATACCCTCATCATGAATGTTACTGAACACAGCGAATCTTAGTCCTGAACATTTACTCATTAAGTAGTTTACTTGTTGAGATATAGTTGGGTTATTAAAGTTAGCATTGTTTAAAAGTATTAACGCCATTCTAATATTATCTACATCCCAACTATTGAGCATATTTTTAATATTCTCTATTTGGTCTGAATCTAAGTCGTGTATATTTTCCATTATGATCTAATTTGAACTTTAGCTCCTGGTAAATCTTCATTAATACTTCTTCCTGAACAGTGAACCCATAATGTTGGTTTACATGGTGTATCCCTAACTGAACACTCACCATCAGTCAAATAAATTAAATTTTGATACTTGTCTTTATGATCAAATAAATACTCTAATACCGGATCATAACTTGTACCACCTCTACCTGATGCTTTATAGTCATCAGAAAACTGTCCTTTATATTCATAAACATTTCCTATTTGAGCATCACACTCAATAACAGTCACTTCAGTACCTGTTTTCCATATATGATGAATTTCACTTAAAAATTCTCTTAAATCATCATTTGAAACTGAACCTGAAGTATCAATAGCAACTAATGTATTTTTTCTTTGTTTAATTTTAAGAGCTGGGTTACCATAGAAACGTTTATTTGGTTTACGTCTTGTTTTCTTAGTAAATACTTTACTAGCCATACCATTAAAACGTCTTAAATAAGCTCTCCAATCAATAACAGCTTCTTCACTTACATATAAGCTATCAATTAATTCTTTCAACTCACCAGGTATATGTCCTCTTTGTTTTTTTACTTGTTCAGCAGCATCTTTAAGTTGATGTTCAATTTGTTTCTCCATCAATTTCTTTTCTGCCTCATCCATATTCTCATATTGTTTCCAAAACTCATGAGATGCTTTAACAGTTACTTTAGAACCATCTCCTAAAGTTATTTCTCTAGGTTCACCATCTCCATTAGCTGCTTTAGCTGCATCCATATACTTAGCAACATCACCATCTGGATTTTGTTCTACTTC